CCAGGGCTAGAAGATAAAAGCGTTAGTTTAATCCTTGCTGACTTGCCTTATGGAACAACAAAATGCAAATGGGATACGATAATCCCTTTTGACAAGTTGTGGAAACAGTATAAGCGCATTATAAAGGAGCGAAGGGCAGTCGTCCTTTTTAGTGCGCAACCATTCACAAGCGCTCTCGTAATGAGTAATACAGAGTGGTTTAGATATGAGTGGATATGGGAAAAGGAACGACCTAGCAACATTCTTACCATAAAGAAACAAGCGGGAAGGGTGCACGAGAATATCCTCGTCTTTTCTGAGGGGGTTGGCGTTTATAATCCTCAGATGATGCCAGCGCTACGGCCTAGCAGTAATGCAGGATACAAGAGCCAGCAAGGGGATATGAATGCACTAGAGCATACTGGCGGCGTCAAGGCAAAATACTCAGACACGTATAACCCAAATCTAAGATATCCTCGGTCTGTCCTAAAGTTCTCTAGGCGTGTCAAGGGCGGTAAGAAGCGTCACCCAACACAGAAGCCGGTCGCTCTGCTTGAGTACCTTATAAAGACTTATACAAACAAAGGAGAGATTGTCCTAGACAACACAATGGGAAGCGGGTCGACAGGGGTTGCTTGCGTTAATTTAGGCAGGGACTTTATAGGAATTGAGATAGCAAAGAAATATTTTGATGTAGCAGAGGAACGTATTGAGAATGCAAGAAGAACAGAACGACTGTTTTAATTGTTACTGCTGTGGGGCTGAGGTTGCAGAAGAAGTAAAGGTAACTTCTTGCGGCGGAGGGATGAGAATCTATTTATGCGCATTTTGCGCTGGTTCCGAGTTTGTCTTTGACGAACTCGGATATTTGGCGTTCTCTTGCCCTACACACGGCACAGAAGATATAGCAGGAATGGTGAAGTATTGGGATGCGTTAGACATATTCAATGAAAAAGCAAAAGGACTGCAAGAAAAAACGAAGCGTGGGCCAAGGATAAAGAGGGGTGTTAACTGGCAAGAGGAACTAGATAAGTTGAGGGAAGCATATAGATGTTTGGCGTAGTAATCGCAAAGGAAGGAGAGCTATTGTATGATTTTAGTGGGCTGACATTAAAAGATGTCACGCCAGAGGAAAGCGCGAGCGTTGAAGATATTGTTCATCTAAAAACGGGGTTCTGGAGGGCGTTCAGTAGGCTACCCCCTGGTGACGCAGATGTGATAACATTATTGATGACTGGCTATAAGTTCAAAGATGTCTCAATGATGGTACATAATGCAAGGTATCGAATAAGGAAAGCAAAGAAGCGATTCAAGAGCGAGTTAGGAAGAGAAGATATAAATGTCTAGCGATAAAATAGATGAGATGGCAACATAGAGAGGAATGATGAGCGGTGAAGTTACATTACGAGGTATAGAGTGGGAAGAGTATGCAGAAGATGTCCCGCTGTCTGATAAGCAGAGAGCGTTCGTTGAAGAATATGCTACCAACGGGTTTAATGCAACAGCAGCAGCGAGGGTAGCAGGATACGCGTTTCCAGATAAGTTTGCATACCGTCTCGTTAGAAACACAAAGATACGAGAAGCAATAGAAATTAGATTCAAGGACCGTATTATGACGGCTGAAGAAGTGCTTGCCAGGCTGACAGAGCAGGCGCGTGGTGATATTGGAAGCTATGTTGATGATGAGGGGAATGTAGACTTTGCGAAGTTAAGGGAAGACGGAAAGGCACACCTCGTAAAAAGTATCTCCGACTCGAAATATGGGAAGCGTATCGAGTTTTATAGCGCCCAAAAAGCAATGGAAATAATGGGGAAATATCACCGTCTCTTTGCAGAGCGTATAGAGAACATAACCTTTGATATGAGCAGGTTGTCAAACCGACAATTAGAAAGACTGGCGAGCGGGGACAAGCTGATTGATGTTTTAATAGACAGAGAGGGCTATGATATCGGCGCTATAGTTAATGGAGAGAGCAGAGTTGTAAAGGAGGATGAGTGACAATCTCCTTGAATCTAAGGGCTCAGGCAGAACTGTTAAGGCGAAAGCGAGGTAAACAAAGGACTCCATACGACAACTTCAAGGACAAGTACAGGCTTGACCCAAAAGGCTTTGTTAAGGATTGCTTCAAGTGGGACCCGGACGAAGGGCCAACCTTTTATCAAGAAGAGATTCTAGACGAGCTTATGCAATACAAGCGTATCGCGATTCGAGGACCGCACGGCCTGGGAAAAACGGCGCTCGCGAGTTGGATTATTTTGTGGTTTTGTCTTACGCGAGATGATGAAGAGAAGAGAGACTTCAAGGCACCTGCGACAGCGTCAAATTGGCGACAGTTAAGCAAATATCTTTTCCCGGAAGTACACAAGTGGATACGTCGACTCGACTGGAAGAAGATAGGTCGACCACCGTTCAAGAAGAAAGTAGAGTTGATGGAGTTGAGCTTGAAACTTTCTACAGGCGAGGCGTTCTGTCTTGCGTCGAAGCAGCCTGCGGCGTTGGAGGGAGTGCACGCGAACAGCGTTCTATACGTCCTGGACGAAAGCAAGGCGATACAAGACGGTATATGGAATAGTGTAGAGGGTGCTTTCTCTACAGGGAACAAGGGGGACGATGAGGTATTTGTTCTTGCAATTAGCACACCAGGACCACAGATGGGCAGGTTCTATGACATTCACTCAAAGAAGCCTGGCCTGCAGAACTGGCACACGAAACACGTTACAATGGCTGATGCTCAGAGGGCAGGGCAGATGGACCCACAGTGGGCCGAAGAATGCGCGGCGTTGTGGGGAAGGAATAGCTCAACATATAAGAACAAAGTTTTAGGTGAGTTTGCGGCAGACGATAGCACCGGCGTTATTCCATTCTCTTGGGTAGCACTTGCAAATCAACGATGGGAATTGTTGCGTGATGAATTGGACGACTTTGGGCCAGTCGAGACGCTAGGGGTTGACGTGGCAGGCGCGACAGAAGGTAGTGACTCAACCGTGCTTGCTCCGATGCATAAGAACTTTGTTATAGGAGACGTGCAAGTATATGCAGAAGGAAACATAGACACGGCAACGATGGAAGTTGCTGGATACGTTAAGGGTTTTGTCGACGTTAATCCTGCGGCTATACCCATCATCGATGTTATTGGGATAGGAACAGGCGTTGCAGATAGATTGTCAGAAATGGAATATAGTATTCGCAGATTTATCGCGAGCGAGAAAACAGACTCACTAGATGACTCTGGCAAGTTTGGGTTTTTCAATAAGCGCTCGGCAAGCTGGTGGCGTATGAGGGAGATGCTAAACCCTGAATCTGGCGTAAACGTGGCGCTGCCGCCAATAGCAGACCTGATACAAGAGCTAACAGTTCCAAAGTGGAGTATGCAAAGCGGCGCACGATATAAAGTAGAAGGAAAGAATGATATCCGCAAGAGGTTAGGGCGCAGTACAGATACAGCAGATGCCGTGATACTTGCGCTGACAGGGCTAGAGTTTACAGACCCAGACACCTGGGAAGTTGAAACCGCAAACCTAGAAGAACTAATGCGGAGGCTAAAAGCAGATGGAGCAATTTCAAATAGCGGGGCAGTGTAAGCAATGTGAAAAGGATAAAAGAGAATTCATTAGCATTGTATTCCCTAACGGGAACGTATTAACGATGTGTATGGACTGCTACGCAGAAGCGATGAGGAAACTAAATGGAACTAGCGGTAAAGATACAGGTGCCAGGGCGTAAACCACAAGACTTAGAGATGTCTATCGATAGACTTGAATTAGGAGAGCCTGGCCCATATCCTTGGAAGTCGGCGGTATTATACATATCAGGACCTCTAAAGTTTAATCAAGGGTTCTTGGAATTAGTAGACCCGTTTACTCTCCTGTTTGAGAATGAGTGTATCGGAGAAGTCGCAGTAATGAAGTCGGCTTTTGTATGTGAGTCTGTGATTCTTGATGGGTTTGAAAGACTAGCAGTGCAAATATCCGGCAAGCTAAAGATGGTTGACTTGTTAAGAAAGGAACAAAGATGATAGAAGCAGAAGTAAGAGCGTACACATTGATGACGATTATCTCTGGTGCGTATGCATACTTGATAAGCTGTGAATCAATAATGACAGACCTAGATGGCCTGGGAGAAGGCAAAGCGAGCGTTATTGACAGCACGCGTGGGCTGCAACACGTTCTTGAAGAAAGGCTCAAAGAACTGTCAGAAAGATTACAGCGTCTTGACGAGCGAATGATGGACTTTAAGAGGGCGATAGACGATTAAAGAAAGGGCAACCATGATTATACGGTGCTGGTACTGTGGCAGTCGTTTCTTATTCAGAGATGGGAATTGCCCCCATTGTACTGGGCCAATAAGAATAACAAAGATAACGCCGATAATACCTAAGAGAAAACCAGAAACAAAAACCGATAAGGTGTGGATATAGAAAGGAATAACGTGAACAGAAGAGAATTTCTAAAGAGTGCGG